CGGCCGCGTCATGGCATTCTCACGAAATATACTATTGTCAAAGACCTTGATATGTAGTATGGGTGTAACCCCTCTAACCACGTGAACATGAGGGTTTTTCTTAATACTTCTTGATCACCCGAGCAGGTCGGACACAACTGAGAGGAGATTTATGCGCCTCTCCAACCTGCTCCTTAKAATGAAAGGCCCATTGGGAGCCTTTTCTTTTAGGAACAGGAACTGTGCCCTCTGCACTCTGCTCTCCGCCGACGGGTCGCACACAGCGGTGACAGAGGAAAGGGTCCCATGTATGTTCACCTTGACAAGGCCGCTTGCATTCCTCATCATGTCCTCGCCCGAATGAGCATACAGGGAGATCATCAAGGCCTTGAGGACCTTCTGGCAGTTCCTCCTCCATTTGGCGGCATTTCCAGGGTTTCCCGAGATTGATGACAGCTTTGCCCTCACTTTCCTGACAACGATCTCTAGGCCTGCAGGCGACGTCCATTGAGCCCATCTTATCCCCCGGGTCCCGAGTCTAGAACCTGCCAACACACGATTCATGCTCAACGGAACATCGAGGTTGTTTCTATGTTCAAGATCAATGAGCTTTTTCTCCCACAGGTTAACAGCACCAGCAAGCTCCAATACTGCCACAGTTGCGTAGTAATCTGTCACCATGACCCCTGCGAATCCAGTTGTCACACGAGAGGATGGAATGAGAATTCTTCCGTGCACCTTCCTCGTCATGCCCCAGGTGTCGCCCCAGATAAGATGGTACACAGCACAGTCAAGAGGCGATGTGTCATCCGCTGCCAGTTGGACAGTTGCAGCAGGATCTGGTTTGTCTGTGGTTGTTAGGATGTGAATGCTGTCCCTAAGATCCTCTGGAAGCAGCCTGATGTTGTCATACTTATTGTTGATCTCCGACCCGGAGAACGTCCCTGCTCTGATATAGACCTGGATGGTCCTCCTCAGATCGACCAACACCTTGGACACCAGATTGATCAGTGCCAGGTCATCATCCACAATCACACCCTCCAAGGGAAGACTAACCAGGCAGGCCTTCATAGTAATATACAGCTGAGGCAGGATAGACTCCCATGTTGCGTGCATCAGCAGCGGCAGTCTCCATGACGTCACATCTATTGCCAATTTTTGTGAGTTCTCCAGAGCAATGATCTCCTCGACATAAGGGACATGCAGATCCCCTTCATATATAGCTCCCTCACTTTTGATTATCCTCTCACTGTGGACCCTCATGATGATTGGAGAGAAGGACAGGACCGCATGATACTGGCATCTCCAGCTCTTATATTGCCCTACCATCCTCTTAGAGACTCTATCTTCAATGATGGCTCTGCACTCAAGACACTCACAAACATCAGGATTATAGGAAGCATGCGCCAAGGCCAGCTGGAGAGGCACATTTTGAAGATGAAGGTTAACATGCAATTTACAGGGCTTGAGGTGAGTATCATTGTAAAGAAAGGAGGTGTCACACTCTATCCCTTTCTCCCAGGATCCCCCGTGCAGTTCCAGGCCAAAGCCGTCATGGCATGCAGTGATTCCTCTGTCAGACCCCAGTATAAGATTGATGCATTTGGTGTTTCTTATAGGGAACAACCTATCCAATCCGAGTTTCCTGACAAGGATGACTCTGTTCAATGCTGCTTGCAGCAGCGGTCGAGGTTCTATCTTCTCCCTCATCAATAACAAAAACGATTCTGACACTTGACGGGATCCAATCAGCATCAGAAACAAGACCAGTCCAGCCTCATCCACACTTGTTAAAGATGAGCCTCCCCACTCAGAATTTAGTAGGTTGGTCTCTTCCATTCCTTTTTCTATCTCAACCTGGTGATGATAATCCAACTTCACATTTACTGACTCTATGAATGCAAAAGGATTGTTAGGTGCTGATGGCATCTCTGACAAAGCTGGGGTTGTTCGTTCTGGAGACGGTTCCACAATATCAATAATGCAATGGCTGCATCTCTCTTTTGAATACCAGACCATCTCTGGTAGACCGGGCAATGAGCCTCGATAGACCATGGCTCTGTATAATAAGTTGATCAGTACACTCTGGAAATGGATATTCTCGTTTTTCCCTCCCCTGCTATGTGAGATCCAAGAGGATGTGGTACACGASAAATGCGAGGTGGGTGTGACAAGGAAATTTGGAATTCCTCCGCTGATATCTCCTGATATGCCCCTTCTATGATCGAATTCCCCTTTGATCTCCTCCTTASATCTATGGAATCCGTCAGTGCTTGCATCAGTGATGGCTCTGAGAGCAAGTTGAATTATCCTAGCAAAGCTGCTCCCTTCATCATATCTCCAGTTAATTAGCTTCTGCAGCCTGACTGCTTTTGTCAGGATGTCTTCGTTCCCATACGCGGCAGCAATGTCTGTGGCCTTGAACCTTTCCTTGGTGTAGGAACCTTGATATATCTTCCCTAGACCCATTGTGGTGTAGATTCTCGATCCGCTCAGATTATCACTCCAACATATAACAGCATCCTCGAATGCAGTTTGGGTCGCCGATGTGACTTGACACATCTCAATCGGGTGAGGTACTGTTACCCCTAAAACCTTCTTCTTCCATGAATAATATCGATACCTGTCCGCAGTCACTCTGGAACACTGATCCGGGATGAGGTCATGCTTATGTATGTCCCTAGCGAACAGATATGCAATATATCTTGCCTCTGCATCAGCTAGCCTTTTCATAACGTTGACTGTCTCGTTTAACGCTCTCACCGTTCTTGTCTGGTCAATACGAGAGGCAATGCCGTTTGTATATCCGAATAGTGATGCTCCGGCTACTTCGTGCAGCACCTTCACATCCAGTTCCTCAGCAGAACATAGTGCGTCGTAGAATTCTTTTTCTCTCTGTCTGTCTAGGAGGGTGAAAAGGGACTTAAGATGGGTGTTGGCTGCCAGGGTCGTGTTCATCAAGAAGTCTCGAGATAACTGTCGGATCTCATTCAGTCCATGTGTGGGGGCGTCGTGATTTATAGATACAGGATCCTCCACAAGTTTCGCATACTCTGTCATTCTATTGATGCTCATATGACCCGATGTTGCGATGATGCTCGCTAGTCTTGGGTCCATGATCTTGGGGACCAATTCTGAAATGAATGACAGGTGGCTGGTCAATGGATCAGGGAATCCCCTCATGATCATATCAGGGAGATGTATAGTACCAGGTAGTCCCATAGTGGAAGATCCCACCATACATAACGTAAAGAATGATCTCAGCTGATTCCTAGTCACCTTCACTGATCGCTTCCGTCCGTCACGCGTCACAGTTCCATTTTCAGGCAATGTTGGTGTCCTGAAGCAAGTCGTCAATGGATGTAGGATCAGTGCTCCCTCGGCAACCTTCCTATATGCTAGTGTTTTCATGAATACAAGTGGAATTCCGTGTCTCTCCTTCATACAGGCTGCTTTGACCCCTGATGATATATTATTGATCATGTTGTCTATGGTCATAATTGTGTCGTTTGCCAGCGGGAAGATCCTTGAGATGGCTTTCAGAGGTGATCTGAGAGGAATTCCCTTGTAAAACATGTGTTTGTTGTACATGAAGAGAGAGTCACTGACCCATGTTTCAGATGCTTTTAAAGGGAGCCCCAGATCGGAGAAAGTGGTTAATAAGTCCTCGGTAAATTGCTTGATTGTCCTTCGGGCGAGTGAGGCCGATTCTGTAATCAGCTCTCCTTGAAGATCTCTGGTCACTCCTGATATGGTGATACCAAGGACTTGATTGTCTCCTCCTCCCATTAGTGATACATCAACATTGTGTCGCTTTGCAATCAACATGATTGTAACGACAGTCAGAATTGTCCAACCCTTCTGACGAAGCCCTTCCTTCCCCGACTCATCACCCGCCCATGCCCATGTACCGTCCGGGAATACTCCGTAGACTGGATCGGCTGACAGTACTCCTTCCCCCGAACAGAGGTATATCAGGCTATCTCGGAAGGTCTCATGAGTCCTATTGAACAGATTCTCCATGCCAAAGAGTTTACCTAATTGTGAGAAGACAGGCTCACATATATTACGTCTCATCTGGAGATTCCACTTTATGAAGTCAAGATTGAATATGACTGTGACTGAATCATCCTCTCTAGTAGTTTGGGAGGACACTTTGAACATCTTCTTTATCATCGTGAGCATATCAAGAGACATTGTGATTTGCGGGAAATACTTGAGTATTTTGTCCCCTAATAATGCCTCTGTTGACACACAGTACAATCTGAGCCGGAATGACATGAGGGAGAACAGTCTAGCCTTTATCTTCAGCTCACGCTCTTTAGGATAGACCCCAATAATTTTGTCTATGTCATCCAACCCGTTGTCATTTATGCCTTGAAGAAAGTCTCGGAGTTGGACAGTCTCCATCGTGAGTGATTTCAGTATCCCTCTGCGGTTCTGAGACCCGAATATTGTACCACGAGTTGATATCGTCTGGTAAATCTCCTGCCTGTTCGGGGAAATAGCTTTATCTTTCAAATTGTGAACCAGGTTCCAAGAGAAAGGCACTTCGAAGTTTTTCTCCACCATCACACAGTCCCAATCCTGGAAGTTATAGGAGATTGCTGATGTGTTGATCGTCAAGTTATCCTTTAGACAGTTGAGTATATAGGAATTATCCAGGCTGTTCAAGATTGTATGTAGAGGGTAGTGCTTGTGTATCCTATGATATGAGGTAAAAAACATTTCTTTGAATTGCCTCCTTATTTCATCCAGTACACTCTGTCTAGGATTCTTCTTCACAGATGCCACCTCTTGCATCTTCTTTATCCCTCCAAGAATATCAACTATTGGGTGCCCCCAGATCCTATACAGTCCATGAGCACAGGCTATCTGTTCAGGGCTTAATGAACTAAACATTGTGCTCCACTCTTCTAGATACTTCCTGCCGGGGCTGGATGTAAATTCTTCCATAGTAGTTCTCCACAACAAATCTCTGTCCGGTATTAGTCCCTGGTTGTCCCTCCTTTGGATTATTCCTGCAAGCAAAGCCTCATAGGATCCAATTACATTGTATCCGTCATTGCCCATCTCTCGAAGACAATCATCCCCCACTTTGATGATTTCATCAAGCATATCAAGTGTTATCCTATCTGGTATATCAAGCTGATCACAAAGACAACTATAGTAACGCACATTCAGCCTTTCTGCCACCTTGTCAGCTCCATTTAAAAGGTATGAAAGTGGAGCCCATTTTACTGTAGGATACTTCTCTATCACACAAATATCAGTCCCAATGTAGATGGTAGTATCTTTACCTGCCATCACTTTCACGTACCCACTCTTCTTGTCTAGAGACACACTAGGCCAATCCAGAGTACAAGCCCCCTTCTCTGTCCAAGCTGGAATGTAATTCTTTATTGTTATGAGAGTGGACCAGAACGCAGATGCTGCCCTCTCATCATATGTCTTCCTGTCAGCAATCAGAACCATCTCCTCGACCTTGGCAGGTGTCATCTCTAGGAGGAGGTGAGGATGAAGAGTTCGTATCTCTGCTTGGATAATGTCAAATACATCTTCGCTGTGGCCGAGCGTGCTCTGACGAGTGAAGAGATCACCATAAAGGGTCCCAAGGTGCATTGACAATGGAGTACTCTTCAGGATGTAGAACATTGTTTCTATCTGGGACATCATCGAGTCGTGAGATATACCAAAGTTAATCACTGCCTTGGAGAACTCCTTCTTGAAGATTGGGTGCTTCATCATATCTGTGTACGACCTGAGTGCTGACTTAAGGTGGTAGTCCCCCATTCCATTGAGTGACACTCCGCTGTCCTCTTCTTCCTCCTCATCGTACCCTTCTTGTAGGCTGTTGAGAACATCAAGAGACTCGGGATCAAGATCAGGATAATCTGGATCCATTGGAATTGGGTTTTTCTTAATATACATATAGGATTAATTTGATACATAGATGGCATTTTATTGTGGATCAGGTTCCATGGAGATGAGGTGGGTGGACACTGCGATGTCTATGACCTTACCCATTCTATATTTGTGGGCGCCCTGGCATATGTTGGCGACGATCGGAAGAATAATTTTGACATAGCCCAAATGGTGATGACAGTTAGTACTAGACCGAACGCTACAGTCAGATACCTTTTGACGCTTTCTTCTAGTGTGTACCACCACATCACGACCCGACCCGCGGCTATCGCAGCTGAGTCGAACATGGCCTCTGCAATAGTCGAAATCGAGTGGGTCCATGATGTAACGTTACCTCCAGATGTGATCTCGGTGGTACTGACGATGGCTTGAATATGTTTCCTTATACCTTTGCTGATCAGTGGCAAGTTTATAGGAGAACTGTAGGATAGACTATCCAACGTAGGGAACCATTTAGAGCTTCTATGAATATGACCTCCAGGGTTATCCAGCCAGATTCCACTAGAGTTATACGGGTAATCAAGCTTATAGGCTCCCCTCCAGAATTCAAATATCAATGGCTTCTTCCGTTGTATCTTGATGATCATTTCTTCATCGTCCCTGTTGCTGCATTGCGTGAACGGAGCCACGTGGCTATCTGTAGGGACCCACCAGTAGGTGTCTAGAGACTTGAGTGATTTAACTTTGAGCATGAATGGAGAAGCGCAGATCTCTATAGGCTTGATCACCACCAGATCCTGACCACCTTGACAAGGGAGAACAGAAACTTTACCGTCTATGCTGTATGGTAGCCATGGCCCGACAGGCGTCTCAATTACCATCGGGTGCTCGGTATGCTGGGAGATTAACATCTCGGTCAAATCACAAGTGGACTCACAGTAGCTTGTCTCAATTTTTCCTAGGGCCTCGTTGATAGTCAAAATAAGTTGCTGTATGAGAGCTTCCTGTGATTGATGCCATAATGATACCAACTGTGTGGATATCGACCCTTGATCCGTGCTCCCGAGAGTCTGATAAGTCACACCGTCTGTTGATATATTCATATCTCCGACGCACGTGCTCTTTATGTGTTTCCCGACCCGAGCTGAGAAGGCTATATTGAGGCTTGGACATGAATAGAGGAATGTATCCATTAGTAGGGTACAATTAGTAATTCCTGCCGATTTGAAGTAGCAGCCAGAAGACGGAACAGAGCTAGCTTTCCATACATGCCAGGTCCTACCTTTCCCAATTCCGTCCGCAACAGGATATACATACCCCACATCGGGGTCTACAATATAGCCCTCTCCTGCAATATCTGATTTCAGTTCAAGAGCACGTTTAGATATTATCAATCTCCATCCGGATCTGGACACATCATCAAAATAGCTACAGTCAGGGCTTGAGATAGTGTCATGAACATGAATGCTATGACCGTATGGCCATGATGACATCCCATTGTGAAGGAACTCCAACCGCTCCAGAATGACGGAGACAGGTGCTGTGTTCGAGCTCCCATATTTTGTATTGTGTTCACACTCTCCGTACCAGGTTACATGTGAGTGCTTCCAGATTTCTGTAGTCTGGATAGACAATACATCTATCCAACCGACACTGTCATTCCTGTAATATATCTCCATGTGGACATCAGTAGTATTTTTGGTCATAGAGCAAGCTCCTCGGCAGGCTCCGTACCAGTTATTGCTAGAGACTCCTGCACCCTTCTTACTGCACTCATATAGAGGATACATATCAACATCCCCTTGCTCCTCATTTCCATGCTGATTGTCAGCCAGGTTGCCATAAGTCAATGCTGGTGTGCCCTCTGTACCTAGGATGAGAGACAGGATGGTGGGGAAGTAGATGAGGTGAATGAGAGACATGATTGCGTCTGTGTAAGTTGGGTTTTTCTTAATCGTGGGGTAATGCTGGGCAGTGGCATTCTTATTGGATATCAACCAGGTGATATGCAGAATTACATAAGGATTCCACGCAGGAGTGACAACGATCTCCCTTTAGGTTTCGCCTCCCCCAAGGACGACCAAGGGTTGGTCCCTACCGGGAACTGTCTTAGTTGTCTGTCCATCAATACTCCGAGAGGCTGTCGGTCAGCAGGACCGCGCACGGGGACGGTTAGAATGGTACCCATTATGATTTCCAGACCGTCATCTTCTCCCCTGGGTGTGAGTTGTGTGCGGAGGTTCAGTCGGTAGATCCCTTCCGGAAATGACCCTCCTATCATCCTGTAGGTGTCTGGATCGAAGAGCCCCAAGTTATCATCTCCGATGTGTACCCTAGACATATACTGGATTTCGCCCGTCAGAGAGTCCTTGGTTTTGACATTGTAAAACCGCACCTGGTTCTCATACTTCCTGAGCACACACAGGAAAGCTGCCGCCAAGACATGCAATTTGTTCCCATGGGTGGTGTCCCGATCTAGCTCCAGCCCCTTGCAGTCTTTGTCCTTGATCAAATTGTACAGCCCTTGATACACGGATCCTAGAGTCAGGCTACCAGTCTCCAGCAACTCAATCATTTTGGGTGAGAATGCTTTGATCTCTAATGTGAAGTGACATCCCAAGTCAACATGGTGTGACGGTTCATCCTTGATCAACCATTGCCTCTCTAGGGCTGTCTCATAGGAAGACCGGGTGGGAGAGGAAGGATTGATAGGAGCATCCATGTTGGGTTTTTCTTAAAAAGGGCGGAGGGTGGTTGTGAGGATGAATGAAGGGTGGGAGCGGATTTTTATTCTTGCAGATGTGCTTGATGATGGGAATATGAGCTCCAGCTGCTGCGATGGCGAGTGTCATATGGAGGAGGGACCTGTTATGATGGTGTCCCAGTACTTCTTGTCATACGTGGTCATCGACGACAGCACTTTTGCAAGGCAGGTCCTGTAAGATCTGGTTATCTCAGCTGTCGATGAAACAAGGAGAAAATCCTTCACAAGATTTTCAACCTGAGCAGAGAATGCATCATCCGGGTATTCCCCAAGTAAAGACTCTATTTTAACCCTGAAGGTGGCAATCAGCCCTAGAGCATGGCTTGTGGTGATAGACATCTTCCCTCCACTCATCCTCCAAATCGCAGCGATAGTGTCATCGATCTCAGTCCTTAAGGCAGGGAGATTGCTGTCCGGTATGGGGCTACTTGTGTAGGAAGTGTATAAATATAGTGATCCACCCGCTAACTCCGGATGTTCAGAAAATAAACGACACTTCTGGATGTCATCACTCTCCAATCCAGTGTCAAGATGAAGTGTAAGTGTCACCAACCCTGCTTCTTCTCCCTCGAATCCCGATATTCTTCCTTCAACCACATATGGACAGTGGTTCAGACTAACAAAGCCTAGACTGCCTGTTGCCAGGTGCTTCCAACTAGAGGACACAGGACTCCATAGATTGAGAACAGGGACTCGGGTGCTCTCATGGTATATGGCTACATTGACCTGTCCTTCTGCAGTGATAGGACAAAGCGACTTCCACCCCACAGTAATGTTGGTGAACTGTGCATGGGTTCGCATAGTATCTGCTCTCCTGAACATAGAGAAGGATGAATTGGTCTTTATCTTGGCTTTGACCAGCCCGGTCTTCCTCCTTGTTGCGATCAGAGGGCTTCTCCCGGTTTCCTTGCCTTTCCCGAGGGGGATCTCTGCAGAGGGCTCCATTGTTGGGTTTTTCTTAATAGCAGGGTGTCATGAGGCGGACGTGGACATTATTGGGGAGTGGAGTGACATACAGGCTTAGATCTCAACCCTAGGGCGCTTAGAGAGGACCCTCTCGAATGCAGCACGCTGCTCTACAATCTCGTCAGCATAACTCGTCTTAAATTGCGCCGAATTCTTCCCTGCAGCTATATAATGCCAAGTGGGAATGAAGTCCAGGTAGAGGCCCCAGCCGTCTATTGCATAGAATTGTGTCGGGTCCACTTCCAGAATGTTTCTCAGATACGTGTCTACTGCATCCTCTTTTGACTCACTCTCCATTGCCACCCAGATGTCCTCCATTCCAGTCTTATTCAGCTTAGAAATGTCAATGCTCTCTTCGCCTTGAGATATGTGAGACATTGCTTCTGCCTTTCTTTTAATGGATGGAGAATGCAGCATTGCAAAGGTCGTGTGAAGTGATGCAGCCTCAGTGAGAGTCCTTGTTGATGATGCGAGAGCCACCATTTGAGACTTCAGCTCATCCTCAATCCACTTTTTGGTGGTAGTGAGCGAATGATAGTCTTTGGCAGCCTCTCCGCATCTGACTCCTACAGCAAGGATCCTCTTCTCCCTCTCCGTGAGATTGTCATAACCCAGCGCTGATAGCCTAGCGTTCGCCATGACCTCTGGAGGATTACCAAACGTGATGGGAGCCTGTCTTTCCTCATTGATCACATCGCTAAGGCTGGGCTGAGTTGGTGCCATTACTGCGTGTCTTTCTTTTAGGACCAAGGGTTGAGCCAAGTCTGCGAGGTCTTGATCTATGTGATTCGGGTCGCGCTCGGGTTCTTCCTGATTGGGGACAGGAGGGTTGGGATGTCTAGAACGACGGGAGTAACGATTCATCTCCTGAGGTTGGGTTTTTCTTAATAGATTGAAACAACAACATGGGAAGCACATGATAATTGATTAAAACGGCAGGGTTATGACAGACTCTGCTATTATTGTTGGTCCATTGGGATCACACATAGGTTCAGGAGCGTATGGCACGTGGTACATCTTCTCATGTAGGCTATTGATACCGAGCTGAGATCTATAAGCCTGATCGTGTCTTCTTCGGGGCCGGACCTGCTGCTCCTCTACCAGATGCTCCGTCGACTTCCATGGGTGTTCCTCCAGACTGGCCGGATTGACCGCCTTCCTGACTTGGAGGCGAGGATCTCTTAACTCCGCGAGACAGAGCATATGCTGTTCCTGCCTCGTCTCCACCTGCAGACACCAGATATTTCTCATAAATTCTCTCAATCAGGGTCACATCTGTGGCAACCTGTGATTTCACAGATTGGTCCATATTCTTGATCACAGCTATGTTAGTGGGGTCAGCATATTCCCCTGATCCTTGCGGAACGTTCTTCTTGTTCAGGGAGGCCAACACAGCACATAGGTAAGTGTTCCTTCTAGAGGATAGATCAAGGAAGAATGTGTTATTGACCATCCGAGCATATTTCCAGCCCTTGTCCACTTCCGGCTTATCAAGCTCCTTGACTATCTTGACAATCTCATTTATGGCCAACTTAGACCTCGGGTTCCTGATCCAGGTGAGCAAGAGCCCAATTGGAACTGTTGACCACTCGCCAAGTAGAGCTAAGAGCATCTTATAGATGTGCATCCCCTCAAGTTCAAGGTGTTGGAACAGTAGGAACCTGCATATCCCATACTCTTTGGTAGTATACCCATGCGTGGCATCGGCATACCTGGTGTAATAGAATACTGTACCCCGAGCAGAGGGATATGTTTCAATGCCTTGCTTGATGCGAGAAAGTTGGCTCCTGTTGAATGTAACACTATTCAAGGTAGGGGAGGAGACACCGTACAGGGAGCCGAACCTCTGTCGTATGCTGTTGATCGCTTGCATGATGTGTGACGGCTCTTTCACAGACAGCCTGAGCAATGTGCAGCATAGGAATGAGATCGCCTTCATTTTGACCTCTGCATCTTCCGTCCCAGAGGCGGTAGAACCTGAGCTGACAGTAGACATATTAACATCACTGTCAGTCGCAGGTATCGCTACAGTGTCGGGAGCATTAGCATCAATGCACCCTTTCCACGGGTCAGCAATCTCATGAATGAAGATTGTGCCTGTTCCAGTTGGGGCCTTGAGGTTGAATGCCAGCTCACACAGTGTCCTGAGATGCGTCGCACTGAATGTCCCGTTGGTTAATGCAGTCGCCAAATTAGTCCAGTCGGATGCTACAGTTGCTGCCACTTTGGTGGTCACTTGCCAGAACTTCAAAGATCTCCTCAATTCATCAGGGGTGAATGCGGTTTGGGGGATCAATGATTTAGAACTTGGAATGCTACCTGCCTTTTGTGTGAGATCCTTTACATCTTCCGAGTACTTGGATACCAGGTCATCCGGGATGTTGATGTTTGCCATTATGAAGGATGAGATGAAGAAGGTTAGAGGTGGTTGGGTTTTTGTTAATAGTCGCAGATTGTGTCACTTCCTGATCATGTGTTATTGAGCAGGTTGCGGGCGGATCTTCCCACAAGCATTCTTGCCCAGCATCATGAGGACTAATCAGCTATGTGATACAGACC